TATTTGATAAGATATATCGTCTCCAGAGCAGGTGTCCATATGATGAACTGTTGGCTCTGCATCACCCTCGTATGCTGCTGCTATGGTTTGTGATTGTATAAAGTTAACGCATGTCGCATTGGCATTTTCTGGAAGCCAAAGATTGAATCCAAAGGCTAACAGGAACGCAGACACTATTCTTGTTAATTTTTTAATCTCCTGACCTCCGAATTAGACTATGTCTAATAAGGTTATTATATCATTTAATTAAGATTATCTATCAATAATCCTGCCCTTGGACCGTCACACCAGACCTCGTGTGAGTTTTCAAGTGGAAGATAAAGCATGTCACCTGGCCTAAGTTCGTAAGTCGTTCCACCATCTATTTTCCAAAATGATGTACCAACTATTTGCCAATAAAAAATATCGTGTGGATCATGATGATCGCTTACATTCCTGTTAGAAAGAGACATCCTTATCCCTTGAAAATGCCAGTCACTGTTACAATTATGTTGTCCTTGATTATAATATCCGCAATGCCTATTATCTACAGAGTTGTTAAGTTTATACAATAGTTCTGAAACACCTTTAAAATCTTCAAATATATTGTGTGTCTGTGGGGCAAGCCAAAATTTTTCCTGTATTTGTATGTTTCCTATATAGTCTAATGCTGTAAGATTATTTACTTGCTCTACCTTTTTCTTTAAATTGTCATTTTTTATTATTGATTCTTTATATACAAAATTCATTATATCTTCCCAGGTTATTTCTGGAATTTGGTATTGCTCAAACAAAACTGCATGACTATTTTCTTTTGCGTTTTTTATTAAATCTAACATAGTTACAGTATATCACTTTATAAAACAAAAAGGGGGGTAAGTTTCCCCACCCCCCCTTAGTTTAAGTTAATTACTTAAGTGTGGCAACCTTAGCCTTTGGATTAGCCTTGTTCCACTTTGCAGCAAGAGAATTGAATGCCTTCTTGATTGCAGCAAGTGCAGCAGCATTGTCTGCCTTTACCTTATCAAGTTCAGCCTTTGCAGCAGCCTGAGCATCTGCAAGAGCCTTGTCTGCAGCAACCTTAGCGGTTACAGCATCAGCCTTCAACTTAGCAATTTCAGCAGCAGCAGTAATAGCAGCAGCATCGGCAGCAGCCTTAGCAGCAACTGCATCTGAAGCAGCCTTTGCTACAGCAGCAGCAAGAGCAGCATCTGCAGTTACCTTGTCAGCAGCACGAGCAGCCTTTTCTGCAGCGAGTGCAGCATTAGCAGTTGCGAGTGCTCCAGCAAGATCTGAAACTGTTACGATTGCAGTCTGTGAAGTTGTGGCCAACTTAATTGTTGGAACTGATGTAGGTGCAGTAATAGATGCACCAACAGCAACGGTTCCAGCAGTAGCAGGAAGTGTAATGTCTGATGTGTAACGACCTGTTACAAGAGCATCAGCAGTGACTGTTCCAGCAGTTGCACCACCAAGAGTGGTTACTGTTACTGTATCAGCAACAGCGTTTCCAAAGATATCAGCAACATCAAGAGTTGCAGTTACCTTACCAGAAATGTTTCCTGAAGCAGGAATTGACATCTTAAGATCGTATGCAGGACCTGCAACACCCTTAAGATATAGTGTTGTTGCTGCACCAGTTACAGAAACTGTAACTGCAGAAGCAGCAGTTGTAGTTGTATATGCATAGACAGTCGCTGTTGTTGAAGCAGGTGTGACTGTGATTGATGAGGATCCAGCAGATGCACTAACTGTTGAACCAATTGCAGAGACGAGGCGAGTGTTTGCGCCTACTGCTGTAAATGTTACTGGTGTTCCAGCAACTACAGTTGCAGTAAGAAGCAATGCTTCGTTGTTTGTTACAGTTGTGGTGTCTGCAACGCTTACTACGTTATCAGATGGAACCTTAACTGTGAATGGTGAGGCTGCAGTACCTGCGCCAGAAATTTCTGTTGTTACGTCTACAGAAACGGTATTGGCACTTGCAGGTGTCACTACGAGTGTGCCCAATGTCATGGCTGCAACCACGGCAAGAGCGATCTTCTTAAATGAATTCATTTTTCTCCTTTTATTATTCATTTTATTTATATTGTTTTTAGTCTATCCAAATAGTTTTCTATGTCTTCTATTTGACTAGGTTTATATTGTATCACGTTCTCAGGAAGCGTGTCAACTCTACGGGGCTTATCCTTAAATGTGTGAATCTCAACTTCAAGGTTTTGGTCTCTTGGGGTATAGGAAATAGCACCAAAAATAGAACCACACACAGCGTCAGCCAAGTCCTTTGATTTTTTGCGTGGGTGATCTACCTTATCATTCTTCATAATTTTAAGTTCTGTTAATTCTTCAAACAAAAGTTCTATAGCAGGCATAGCCAAACGCTCTTCATACACAAGCATAGCCATATCCTCATAGTGCTTTTTTGCTACTGATACTGTTTCTGTTCTCATACCTACTGCCTGTAATTCATTTTGAATATCAAATGATTGCCAACGGTCAAATGTAACTAATCCAATATTAAATCCAAGTCTGCGTAGATTTTGGATCCACTGCTTTACCTCAGATAGATTTACTGGTCCTTCTACCTTTGGCTCCCACCACGCTACTGCATCTACAACTACTACAGGAGATATCTGCTCATAGTCTTTAATTACCTGCACGTTGACCCACTTCTCAACATGTGCAATTGCAACAGCACATTTGTCATGTTTTTGTGCAAGGTCAGCATGAACATAATAAACTTTTTCTGGATCTGGCTTAAAGTTTTCTTCAAATCTTCTGAATGTATCAAGAGGATTTCTAATACTCATACAGGCTCTTACTTTATCTGCCTGCTTAAAGAATGCATCAGAGGCATATGTTGGAACGCAAGCAAAACGCATCATTGCATCTCCAAGATCTGTCATAAAAGCAATCTTAAAATCATCAACCTGTCTTGTAGGATTTACTTCCCACGTAGGTCTTTTAAGGGCAAACACTCCAGGATATTTGTATGACTTAATATGATCTTCATCCCAAGCAATCTCAAACCAATTATCTTTATCATCTTCTGGAATTAATGGATTGATTATAAACCTATGTGTCTTTGATACTACTTCTTTTTCAGCAATTACTGCTTCATACCGCTCAGAAATAAAGTCACCATTATAACGGGGGAACGAAAGAAGAACTACCTTGCCAAGATCGGGAAAACGTGAATCTACTGAACCACGAAACGCTTTATATATATTATCAGCAGTTTTTCCTTGTTCATTACCTGTTGCCACTTCAGATGCAAAGCCTGAAATCTCATCAAGAACTGCAAGCAAAAGGTTTAGACCCTCATGCGACTCTCTTTCTGAGTGACCAGAATAAACAGTTACAGATTTCTCAAAACTAATAGAGTCTACCTTTGCCTCATACTTACCAGCAAACCATGGGGATCTTTCTATCTTTGACTTAAAACCTTTAAAGAAAACATTCTTAGCCTGCTGTGCGTTAATAGCAACATTAATTAGATCTATGGCATCCCCAGAGGGTTTGCCGAAATATCTGGCTGGGTCCTTAAGGCATAATAACTTATACACAATGTAAGCACAAGCAACAGTAGAAGTAAAATCTTTTCCACTGCCCTTGCCAAGTTGGAGGATAATTTCATTCTTAGTAAATTTTTCAAAATATCTTGCACCTTCTTCTTCGCCCATTATTTGTTGAAGATCTTCTTTACGATAAATCTGACTCATTGCTTCAACTATGTCATATTGAATATTTGATAATGCTGGCTGACCCAAGTAGTCTGGAGACTCTACAAATGTCTTAGCATCTACTGGAGTTTCTTCAAAATGATTATCCTTTAATGCCTCAAGAAAATCATCAAACATCATGGACAATTGTAATCACTTCATCCTTTTTAGCAATATCAGAAAGCCTACGCATAATCTCGTCACGAATTTGCGGATGTTCTGATGCTATATCTCTAAGAATTGACATTAAAATTTCTTGTCTTCTTTCTATCTGAATCATTTCTTCTGCAAGTTCTTTGTTTTCTAGCAGTCCTGCTTTTTGCAACATGTCAATTCTTTTAGATTCAATATCCATAACTAGTTTAATTGCTGCAGTTTTTGCACTAAGATTATTTGTCATTGATGCTTCATCAATAACTTCGTATGTACGAGATACCAATTTGCTATAGTGTGTATCTGCTGCTGCTAGTGCTTCCTTAGCACGAGCACGGATAGCATCATTAGCAGATGCCATAACCTTCCACTCGTTGATAAGTGCGACCACTTTAGTTCTTGGAATATCTAATTCTTTTGAAATTACTGTAGGGTCATTACCTTTCAAATACTCTTCTACTACCTGATTTACTTGATCTAAATGTTTAACTAAATCATCTTCAGTTGACATCATCTAGGTCCCTTGCAATTTTTAAAAGTATTAGATATCCAATTAAATCATCAATGTCATTATCTCCAATATAAGACCCACCTCTAGTTATTCTAGATAATTTATCATCAATACGAACATGAAGTTGCTCTACACTATCAGAAGTAGAAAAAATTCTAACAGGGTTAAGAGCGGAGTCACCATATGATTTATTTTTTTCAATAAGCATATGCTTTATTTCATCACAAACCTGACCAATTGTAAACTGTGTCTCAGAACTCATTATCTTCTCCATCTTCATCCCACGCTAGTTCCCAGTCTTCCATATTTTTAGACAAACGAATTAGAGATATTGCTGCCAAAGAAGACAGGGATCCAATCAATATAATTATAGGCAATAGTATTTTTTTCATCTTTTAGACTTCCTTAATCCAAATTTAGCAAGATATACATAGATAGTTTCCACGCTTACCCCACACTCCTTTGCTATTTCTTCTGGAGATTTTTTATCCATAACATAACGCTTACGCATAAAAACCTCGCTTGTATATAGTTTAGCAGCCATATGGTTATCTGTCAACTCCTGGGATTTTCCAGTCTAGTTCTTCTCTAGTAACTGGAGCATTATTTTTAATGCCAGACATGTGCTGATATCCATCAATTTTGTCATAATCTGCATTATATTCTGTCCATTTAAGATTTATACCGCTTTTTCTACAATACTCTTGTACAGTTTCTAATGATATTCCACCATATTTTCCTTCTAGTTTTCCTGAAAATAACATATTTAGTTTTAGCATAGCCTTTCTTGAGTGCTCCCAATGATCATTTTTTTTATCGTCTGCCCATGGCCTTGCAGTATTATATCTACTTAACTTTTCCCCTGGATACTGTCTAGATAAATGGTGATATGCAAAAATTTTTGAAGTAGCAAACATTCTCCAGCCTCTACCCCATGACTGTAAAGAAACATATGGCTCTTCTCCGTTAAAGTTCATCTCTGGATCTAATGGAACTTCTTCTACATAAGACTTATCTGCAAAACACCATGTAAAGTGAACCCAATAATTTTCATGAACATCATTATCTTCTGGTGGAGCATGCCCAATTGGAAACCAGTATCCTGGAATAAAGTCCGATGTTGACTGAGTTCTTGGATCCCATCCAGTTATTGATGGGTGGTATAAATTTGTTTTCACTTTGTTTTTATATTTAATTGACCAGTCTTCGTTATATTCAAAGTCTGGTGGACATAATGTTAAAACTGCTTTATTCGTTACCGATTTATTTTTTGCTTTTTCGTACTCAGACAAACATATTATGTCCCAACCTTCTTCAAACCTTGTATGACCACAAATAAATAAAACATAGTCATATTCATAGTGAGATGGCAAATTCCTTGTTGTCAAGTCTCTAGCCCAAAGAATCCCCCTGTACTTTGATAAATCAAATCTTCGATACAACATCTGATTTTCTGGAACAAAACTTAAATCTGAATAAAATTCTGGATAGTGCTCTTCAACAATAGAAAATAAAAGGCTTTCTTTGTTGCTTGCTTTTTCATAACAGTCTAAAACTGTCCCCAAAAGATCTCCTTCTTTGTATGAAATTATTGATACTAAAATTTTCATATGGCCTTGCCCCAATTATTTATAGCCCAGTGCCCAATTCCACAAGCATCCGCAACATCATTATCATCTATGCTTCTATCATATATTGTATTAATAAATCTAATTGTTCTTTCTTTTCTTAAGTTTCTTTCGTGCCCTTTATACCAGGATAGGGACTTATTTGGATTTTGAGATCTAATTATTAACTGTTCCTCTTTTGATATTTTTTTATTACCTATATAATTTTGCCAAGTAATTGGTGCTACCTTACCTATTGTTTTAGTTCCACTCTGACCTGCTGATCCAAGGATTGCACCCTGAACTAGGGCTAAGTCTGCAGCAGTTTTTGGACTGTTCATAAACACAGTATGTTCAATTACGATTGCCTCAAATCCGCCGTAATAATCAAAAAACGCTTTAGTTTTTTTGCCAGCATCTGTAACCTTTTCATAAATATCATTTCCTTCAAATTTAATTTTCCCCACAATACCCAGTGTTTTTTGTTGCGTATCAAATAAAGCAAATGCAAAACTGTTCGTACTGGCATCAATAGAACATATAGTTTTGGGCAATACATTCATTCCCCATTTATTTTTTGTCATTTGATTTATCCTTAATTTTTTTTATTGCTTTTGCAACCGCATCTGGATTTACTGCACAGGAAGAACAAATTTGAAAATCATTATATATTGATAATGGCATAGAACACGATTTGCAAAGTCTAGTTTTGCCCTTTCTTTTTAATCTTTTAGACTGTAGATACCTTGCAGCAATCTTTTCTTTTGTTGCAAGGTCCCTACAATCAACAGAACAATATATCTGATAAGATACTGACTGATCAAACTGTTTGTCACAAAAATTACAATGTCTCACTTAATGTCTCCAGGGGCGGTATTTTAATTACGCCTGTCCCTGCAGACTCACATGCTTTTTGAATTGGGCATGACTTGCATATCTTGGAGTTAGATCTATAGTTTTTGGTTGGCAGGGTTTTATTTTCCCACGCTTTCCTAACTGTCCTCATCCAATCAAATGCCTGGTCTACCCACCGACGGTAATGATCGTTTACTTCAACAGGAATCAAAAGAAGTTCATGATTATTTTTATTTTCATAAATCAAAACACCCTTTGGTTTCTTTAAAATTTTCATATAAATAAGAAGTTGCATCAAGTGTCCCAACTTGCCCTTACCAGATGCTTTTCTGTATTCAAAACCTTCATTCATCATTGTTTTTATTTCGCCAACCAACTCTTCATTTTGCCAGTTAAGCATTACATCGCCATAACCAAAAATTGGCGGATCATCATGAACAATTTTAAACTCAGTCGTTGCTTCATTATTTTCATCACGAAATATTTTTGCCACACCAGAGTGCATCATTGCATTTTGTATTCTAGCATGGGACAATGTTCCAGCAGACATATTGGCTGCAGCGTACGCATCAGCATTATCTTCAAATATTTGACCCTCAAAAGCAAGGTACCAATATCTAGCACACTCTCCATTGCCATATGATATTGTTGATGGAGCAAATGTTTTCTTTGTTGTATGCTTGTCTACACGATTAATTGTGTATCCTTCTTTTATTTTTGCCACAAGCCCATCAACATCCATAGAGTGGACTGGTTTTTCTTCCGTTTTTATCATAACTGTATGTAGTAAATTTTTTGTCATTTTTCTCTTTCTGTTAGTATAAGTATAGCAGATTATCGAATTATATACTTTAAAGCAGATACAAGATTGTTTATTGCCTCTGCTGCTGTATAGTAAATATTCTTCTTTCCTCTGTCTGACTTATCCACATTAGCCATCCAAGTTGCTCTTAAGGACATCTTTGCTGCAATAGCCTGAAGTCTTACGATCTCGACTGTAGCCACATTTAATGGGATGTCTGGCTTAACAATTATCTTAGCAATAAAGGTAAGGGCTGTTGTAAGTTCCTCATCCTCCATATATTCTGCTATATCAGACAAACCGTTTATCATTTCTATTGTTGTTTTATTCTGTTCCATTTTTCACCATCTGTTCTAGTAGTTGTAACTCTATTATAGCAAGTCTGGTCTTCTTGTTACCCTCGCCAAGTACGACTACTATGGCTGGATCATTGCCATTTCGTATAGCATCTGTGGTGGCCTTAGCCCAAACATCTTGATTTAGTGTAAATGATTTTGAGTTCTCTTTAAAATCTACAGTAAAGTTTTCCCAGGTGGCATCGCCCTTCTTAGTATTTCTACCAGAATTCTTATGCTTTTTAGCACCTATTCTTTTGCTTTCAGATTTTTCACTCATGCTTTTTTACCTTTTTGTATCCTACTTTAAACAACTGAGTTTCTGATAAATGTTTTTGAGAACACATCCAAGACGACATTCCAGTTTCCATATAAACCCTTATTGTCTTTACCTCTTCTTTACATGTTCTGCAAGGAAACTTGCCTTCATAAACGCTGTAGTTAGCCATTTAGTTTGTTCTTGATAAACTCTTGCAAGTCAAGATCCTCTCTTACACGATTAACAAATGCCTCTTTACCCTGAACTTTTGTCCCATCTGGAAGCATGTACCATGCCCCAGTTCTTTCTATTACGCCATTTAGTTCTGCTGTTGTAACTAAATCACCAATAGTATCTAATCCAACATTGTCCCCTCTGAAATAAAAGTCATACTCTCCTGATTGAAACCCTGGAGATGTTTTAGAAAATTGAAGTTCCCACCTAATAGTTCTTCCAATTTTTTCTTCAATCAACTTATCTCCTACTTTAATTTTTCCTTTAATCGCCTGATTGTCTGACTCGGAACTAAATAACTTAATAACGCAAGAAGAGTAAAACTTAGTAGCCTGACCACCAGAAGGCTGCTGGCTAGTATACATAGCATTAATGTTATTACGAGACTGGCTAATAAGAACAAGCAAAGTAGGCTTAACTTTATTGTTAGCATAGTTAAGCATTTTCCATGCGTTACTAAAGTCACGAGACTCTGCTCCAATCTGCTTTGTATTTTCCAAAGGCTTCATTTCGTCAGTGTCCTTTTCAAAATATATTGCAGGAAGCATTGACGTAATAGAGTCTACCACAATTAAATCAACTCCAGCATTCATTAGAGCAACTCCAACATCTACCATGTCGCTTATAGTTCTTGCCTGTGAGTAGATTAATTTTTCTGGATCTACCCCCATCTTACGAGCCCATTCCTCTGAGTATGACATTTCTGAGTCAATCCAAGCACATAATTTTCCTTCTGCTTGCGCTAGAGCAATCATTTGAAGGCACATAGAAGACTTTGCGGATGATTTGCTACCCCAAATAAGTACTTGACGACCATATGGAAGTCCTCCACCAAGTGCACGATTTAAACCAAAACTAGGAGTTGGTTGGTATTCAAAGTTAACACCGACACCGCTTCCAAGTCTTTTTCTCAACTTGGGATCAAGTTGTGCTAACGCTTCTTCTAAACTAACTGACATGTACATCCTCCAATGTTACGGTTCCGTCTTTTGTTTTTCCAAATTCAAATTTATAATATTTTCCTTCTTCAATATGCATGTAAGCCTTTGCAAAAGATGTTGGAAATACTGTTATTGAGTGAAGATCTCTTTTTGTATCTGCAAGGGTTAATGATGCCATCTTCTTTCCAGCCTTTGTTACTCTTGGCTTAAAAGATACTACAAACATTTCATCATCTTTATATGGCAACTGTCTATACCCTAAAAATTTTACCAAGGCACTTGAAGAATCTTTTATTTGCTCAGATGGAATGAAAGATACAATCCTGTTATCATTACAAAGAACCAAATAAGAACGACCCGTCTCAATAGTGGTATTTTCATCATCGAATATACCGACAGACCCAGTCTTGTCCAAAATTTCAACTCGTGACCATCCTGTTCCCCTCTTAATAGATTTTACCATACCCATAAAAATATAAGATCCTTTTTCTTCAAAGTCTACAATGTCTTGAATGAAAGCATAGTAGTGTGAAGGAATTGTTATATTAAATTCTGGAAGATTTAAATACTCATATAGGTTTTCTTTTATTTCCTGATCATTTCTTGGATTATCTGGAAATGTTGCTGCCCCAATTGCTCTAAGTGCTTGAAGCGCTCTACTATTTACTCCATTGCCTTTTGTGAATGTAAACTGCTCAAGTTCTGCATAAGACTTAAAAGGTCGTGCCGATATATATCGTTCTGCAATCTTATCAGAGATAAACTTGATCCCCGAGAGTCCAAACCGAATACCTTTACCTTCAATTTTAAAATCAATATCCGAATCGTTAATATGAGGTAGTTTAATGCTAATCCCCATTCTCTTCGCTTCAATAAGATATTCAGTTCGTGCATCTTTGTCTCCCTCATTTTTTAATACAGAATACATAAACTCAAGTGGGTAGTAATACTTTAACCATGCTGTCCAATAGGATAGCGTTGAATATGCTACTGCGTGAGACTTATTGAATGAATACCCTGCGTGAGCCTCAAAATCATGCCACAAGTCTAAAGCAGCATGCGGAGTAATAAAACGAGATGCTCCTTCAACGAATCTATCTTTAAACTGATCAAACTCTTTTGCATCCTTTTTCTTTCCAATAATCTTACGAACTTTGTCAGCCTCTGACATAGACATTCCACCAATATGTACGCAGGCCTGCATAACCTGTTCTTGATACAAAATACAACCGTAAGTATCTTCTGTAAACTCTTTAAGAATCTGATGAATATATGCTATATTTTGTCGTCCATGTTTTCTTTCAATATAGTCTTTTCCAATTGTATTCATTGCGCCTGGACGAACAAGAGCATTAGATGCAGCAAGTTCTGACAAATTTTTAACACCCATTTTTACAAGAAGGTTTGTATATGGCGCTGCTTCACACTGAAATACGCCCTTGGTATATCCTTCAGATAGCATTTGATATACATTATGGTCATCCATTTTTATACTAAGAAGATCAATCTTTTTTCCATGCCTATCTTTAATTATATCAATAGTATCCTTTAGAACTGATAAGGTTTTAAGACCTAGCGCATCAATCTTGATAAGCCCAATCTTTTCAGCCTCTTCCATATCAATTCCAACAACTGGTATCCGATCATCAGATCCAGTAGAAGAACGAGTTTCCAATGGCGCATACCTAAAGATCGGATCCTTACTAGTAACAACACCAGCAGCATGAACGCCAGTACCCCTAATACGACCACGAAGTTGCTCACCATATATTTCCACCTCTGGATATTTTTCACGAAACTCTAATGTTGATTTTGATGTACAGTAATCATCCCAAGAGTCTACTGTTTTTAAAACTTTGTTCACATCTGACAAAGGTATATTTAAAACTCTGGCAACATCTCTAACTATGCCCTTACCAGTAAATTGTAAAAATGTTGCAATAGAAGCAACATGCCTATACTGTCTAACAAGATAATCCTTAACTTCTTCACGACGAGTATCTTGAATATCTGTATCAATGTCTGGAAAATCATTACGCTCTGGGTTAATAAATCGAAAGAACAAAAGATTATGTTTTATGGGGTCAATGTCAGTAATCCTCAATGCGTAGCAAACCAAAGACCCAGCGGAAGATCCACGACCAGGACCAACCAATATATCTTCTTTCTTTGCCCAACTGATCATGTTGCTAACAACAAGGAAGTATGGAGCAAACTTTTTATCTTTGATGATTTGCAACTCTTCATTAAGTCTGTCTACATAAACCTGATTTTCAGCCAAACCTCTTTCTTTCAAACCTTCAAGAGCAACCCTAGCAAGTTCTTTGTCTGGACTCTTATATTGTACTGGCAATAGGTTTAAACCTTCTTGAATGTCATAGTCTTCAATAGTATTTGACAAAAGTATTGTGTTTGTATATATATCTTCTCTATCAATGCCCTGAGATTTCATGGCTGACTTCATTTCTTCATAGGACAGTAAATGAATGTCAAACTTATTAAATGTAATCTCTCTATCTTTACCATATAGCAAGTCTAGCCTTTGCATCATATCAGACTGTTTTGCTGACTTAGCATATGTTACATCCTTTGACACTTTTGCATGCGTATTCATGATTAGTTTAAACTCTTGAATTTCTTTTTGCCCTGGATGAGAATGGTGGCAGTCTGGAGTAACAATAGCCTTTATATTAAACTCATCTGCTAGTTCTAAAAGATATTTGTTTATGTGTGCTTCATTGTGTGGCATGACCTCAATATAATAATCATTGCCAAATTGCTCCTTAAACCAAGATATATACTTTTTAGCAAGAGCAAACTCTTCTTCTTCTAGTGCTTTAACTAGCACACTGCTTGGACATGCTGAAGAAACTATAATACCTTCTTTATATTTTTCTAATGTCTTAAAATCAAATCTAGGCTTTTTAAAATAGCCATCTGTCCATGCTATCTCGCTAATTTTATTTAAATTTTCTAAACCAATTTTATTTTTGGCTAGAAGGATAATGTGATTATAAACAAGATCTTGCTGACCTGTTCTTTCAGACTTATCTCTTTTATCAGATATGTCTGCACACATGTATCCTTCTAGACCAAGAATTGGCTTAATGCCCTTTGCTTTTGCAACTCGATACAGTTCTCTATGCCCAGATAATGTTCCGTGATCCGTGATAGCCAATGCTGGCATACCAAGTTCAACTGCTCGGTCTACTAATTCTTCTGGAGTAGCAATCCCATCAAAAAGACTAAAATGGGTATGGACATGTAAGCCTACGTAATTCATCTTACCAATCAGTGTTGGTAGATGATGTTACAGATGGGCTATCAAAGCCCAAATAGAACGCTTCTTGTTCCGCATATGGAATCTTCTTTAGTGCTGACTCCAATGGATAAGGCTCGATATCTTTCCAATCGAATGGTTCCTTATCTGGCGATGATGGAATAAGAGTGTAATTAGTTTCAGTGCCCTGACCATTACGCTTTAACTTCCATACTACGTTTGAGATACTGCCTGTCTCAAGGGCATACTCACGAATTGTGTTGAATGATGACTGCTTGCTGATACCCATTGACCAGATTGCAACATATGGTGCTTCAATACCGTCGTCTACTAGGACATTGCAGTAAAAGCGAAGACGGGCTCTCCATCCAGCCTTTGGATCTTTGCGATGCATTTCTTCTGCCCAGTCACGGCCTTCTGTATCCATAGTATCTACAGCCTTACGCTTATAGTCCTTTGGATTAACATGCTCTTTAACTACAAGCGCTAGTCCACGCTTATCGCTATAGTTTGCAGAATCTTCATCTAGTTCTTCGATGAATCTAATTTTTACAGACTGACCATCAGCAAGTTTTAACCACTTTACCTTCGGTCCATCGTTTTCATACTTTGGTTTGTCGAGCAGGGCGTTGATGTTTTTAATTCCCTTTACAATGCTCATATTTTTCTCCTTTATGTTTGTATTAGTTTAGCATAGACTCTATGCTTTTGTCAAATGAAAAACTTAAATCTTTAATTTCTTCATCTGGCATATCGCCTATGTCTTTGTATTGTTTGTTTATTTTAATAACAGAAACACGAGAGCCAAGTCTTTCAACTATTCTATCTTTCATGTTTCCTCCTGCCTCATCGTTATCAGCAATAACAATAATGTTATTGAAATACTTTTGAAGCAATTCTATTTGTTTGTTTGATACATTTGCACCTAATGTTGCAACTGCTGGAATACCCACCTGATCCAGCCTGATTGCATCAAAAGATGATTCTACAATGTATACTCTATCAGATTTCTTTACACGATGCAAGTTAAACAACGTCTTGCTCTTTGGTAAGCCTGGTGTATTTTTAAAGTCTTTGCCCTCTATAGATCTTCCAACAAATCCAATTGGCACTCCGTCTGGACTATGCACTGGAACAGTTACCATATCCTGTTTTTCTGAATACCCTAAAGAAAATTTATTCCATGACTGTTGAGTTATTTTACGATATTTAAAATAGTCCTTTGGTCTTTCTGATAAAGAAAGATTGTTATGTAATCTTTTAATTATTAATTCATCAAATGGCTTATATTTTTCTTCTTCAGCAAGACTACGATCAATGTCTACTACCAGATTACTCAACTTTTCCTTTGTTTTAATAAATCTTGCTGCCTCAAAATATGTTCT